GGTGCTTCGTTTTCAGACCCTACAATTGCTTCGTTGACGATATCTTCTATCGCCGCATCGACTTCTGGGTGTACTGCGACACCACGATATTTAAGTACTAATTGTCTATTATCTTTTGCTTGATTGCCGTCCATGTCAATGAACTGGCCATAGTGAGACCCACTAGCAGTTACATATCCAGCACCATCGGGGTCTGTAGGTGTGACCACCGATTGAAGTTTTTTCTTCTTTTCTTCTTTTTGTTTGTCTTCTGCTCTTTTTAGTTCGAAACCAAAAAGTTTCAGAATACTATTGTCTTGTTCTGCCATATATGTTCCACATTATATTCAATTCGCCCATAATAAAGAGCAAGTTTTATTCTTACTCTTTATTTATATATGTTTTAAGACTACGATGTAGTGTTACTTTCCCAATATTGTATTGCAAACTCAACTGTAAACTCTTCAATAGTATCTACTGTTTCGTAGTTTAAGTCAATTGCACTGATATTTATAGGAAATGCACCTCTAAAATTATAAGTCTTGATGACCGATTCGTCTCGGTCTAACTGTTCTACAATTAAATCTGCTTGATAATCAACTGGATTTGTTAAACCAGTATTTGCTTTATGATTGTTAATACCATTCTGCCATCTTTCCATGGCATTTCTGACATTAAAATCAGTATCGTTAATTATTGTTGCAGTCCAAGATTCAAACGTTCTATCACCCGCTACTTTAAGTTGACGACCTCTAAAAGGTACGATTAACTCATTCATGACTGCCGCAGGTAATTGAGCGGCCTTACATAAAAATGAAGTTAGTTCAACATCTGCTTCTGCATATGCAGGGAAGTTAATAGTCGCTTTAAAGAGATTAGGTCTAGCACCACCACCTCTTATTTTCGATTTAAAATCATCTACGCCCATTATTGCCATTACTTATCTCCTTAAACTGTTCCTACGACTTCTTCAAACTCTACACCAGTTCTAACTGCTACAAAGTTAAGAGTCACAAAGTTAATGCTTCTTGCAGGTTTAATGAATATACTTGCAACAAACTCGTTTCTATCTATAACTGCCGCAGTGTTATTTGTTGAATCACAAACAACTCTAAAGTCTGTTATACCTCTTCGACCTTGAATTTCTCTTAAGAAAGGTTCGACAATGTTTACAAATTCTGCACGAGTAAACTCGTCATTGAATTCAAACATTACGTTTCTACCAGCAATTGCAATTGCTCTTTCTATACCTAAGAATAATCGTCTGACATTAATTCTATCAAATGCAGATGGTCTAGATTCGTTAGTTTTATCACCGAATAACATGATACCTTGTCCTGGTATGTTTGCTATTGGGTTTATACCTGCTTTATACAACTCGTCTCTTTCGGATTTAGTAGGACTTAACTCGATATCTGTAATACCTAAATATCTACCACGTCTTTGTCCAGCAGGTGAGAACCAATTTGCCGCAACTAAGTCAGTTGCCGCCATTAGACCTGCAGTACTTGATGCCGCAGGAATCTTAATGAATTGGTCATTATACTTATCAAATACTTTTAGATAATTATTATCTTGTACTAGATAAGATGATTTAGTGTATGTGTTATTACATGCTAGTACTGCCGCATTTGTTCCTAATGTGATTGCCGCATTTCTACTAGGTGATGCAACTGCTACACAATCTTTTCTTAATGATGATGCAGTAGCAACCAAGTCATTTACAACTGTAGTTGCGTTAGCATCTGCGATAGATTCTGGAGCAATCAAGAAGTCAATTTCAATATTGTCAACATCTTCAAACTTATCAAAACCTCTTAATATATCATCTGTACCTAATGATGATGAACTAGCACCACCAGTCATTGACCATTCGTTTTGACCTGTTCCAAAAGTTACATCTGATTTAAAGTCTTGAGAACCATTAACTGCGGCAGTGTCCCATAATGCACCAGAAAAATCATTAATTCCATCTGAGTCACCATTTCTATGGAATGCGCCAGCATAAATGTATTCTGAACGTGCTTTGATAACATCTTTGTAATAATTAGACGTACCATCAGTTGCTTTTGCATTAGAGGCAACTGATAAGAAAGGATATGTTTCTAAAACTGTACCCGCAGTACCAGAGATTTCTCCGTCTTCATCTACTACTGCGATATGAATTTCGTCATTCTTACCACCAAGACCACTTACAAATGAAGAAGTTCCTGGTGCGGCATCAAACTGTGATTTGTATGTCCATGAATTGAAATTAATAACACCACTACCATCTGAATCTGAACTACCACAGATTGATACTAATAAAGAGTTACCTAATGCTCCTGGAAATCTTCCAATAAACGCACCGTCTTGTGAATCAATTGATGCGTTTTCAAATGCATTTAAGTTATCTAGTTTCTGATTAGCGGCAGTTGCATTTGTACCAGTTTTGTTATTAACTGCTAGAGAGTTTCTAGCATCTGAGTCTGTCTCACGTACTACTTGTAGTGCATTAGAGTATTTTAAAAAGAAAGCGGCCGAGTGAAAGTCAACCGTATTGTCAGTTGTTGGTGCAGAAAAAACTTCTACTAATCCTGCTTCATTTGAAACAAGTGTTGTTTGTCCTACTGGTCCCCAACCGAAGTTACCTACAAAAGCACCTGTATTAGTTGCGACATTAGGGACTACTCCCGTTAAGTCTATTTCCTTTACAGTTACCGCAGGCGATGCCGAAGGTGTAAATAATGCCATGATTCTATCCTATTCGTTTGTCTAATTATAAGTTATCATAATACGGTTATATTCAATGTATGCTTTTATTTATACAAAAAGAGTTCTCTACCACTCTTCTTGAATGATTTGGTCATTGTGTTGGTCAAACCAACGTTCTGCTTGTTCTTTTCTTTCTAGTTCTTGTTCAAACTGAGTACCATCGTCTATGAACCCAACAGGTGGTACATCTTCGTCTATTTCTCTCATTCTATCTTCAAACATTATCTTTTTCAAGTCAATGTCAGTTAAGTCTCTAAAATATGTACCAGATACAAAGTATCCAAACAATACCAGATTCATCATTAGGTCGTCATGATTACCATCACTTGCTTCATAAGATTGACCTCGAGCAGTAAATGTAGATATTTCAAGTATTGTTTGTTCGTCAAATATCTGCAGTTTACGATGTTCTAAAATATCTTTAATTGATGAACACCCAATACGTTTTACTTTACGTGTCATTTCAATACCAATTCTATCTGCCTTGACAGCAGATTCCATGTGAATATTTTCATATTCTAGTTCTTGATACAGTCCGTTGCAGACTAAAGTACCCTGGTCATTCGATTCTATGACTACATAACAGTCATTATAGAACTTTGCGTACTTATATATAATATTAGGAAACAATACAGGAGAAATAGTATTATTGCGATAGACAGCGACTTGTTTAAAGGGCCTAGTGCTAATATCGATGACGTTAAACGTAGAATAATCCTGTCCCCTTCCTTTAGAGACATCTACTGTCATGATGTATTGGTGGTCTTTAGTAGGTTCTCGATAAATTAGTAAATCACCATTTTCTCGTACTTTTCGTGGATTCTTTGCACGGAAACCCATTAGTGTTTCACCACTAATCAAAGTATCACCTGTGCCAAAGAATGTATTACCAAACTCTTGGTCAAACTGTAGTGCCGATGTGTTTGCAATTGTCATTTCTTTCCATTTTTCATCACGACCTGGTACATCGCTCCAGTTAACAGTAAATGGTTTGAATTCATTAGTATTCTGACATGCACCTTCCCAGAGTTTATGAAAAGTATTACCAATACCATTTGCGGTTGATGTTACGATTACTTTAGTATCTTTACCCGCAGATATTACTGGATAAGTAGAAGTATAGAATTCGTTTGCACGTTCTACAAACGCAAACTCGTCAAGGTATAATAAGTTAACTGACATACCACGAATAGAACTACCAGACGTTGCACTCGCAATGATACGACTATTATTACTAAATTCTAATGACCCTTTGTTAAGTGCTTTAGTGCCTGGTTGTAAAAAGAAGGGTAAGTTCTCTAACATCAAAGTTATTCTTGCTAACATTTCTCTTGCTACTGCGCCTTTGTTTGCCAATATAGCAATTGTTTTTTCTGGGTGAAAACATGCATACCATAAAAGATATGCAACAGAACTAATTGATTTACCAGATTGACGACATGCAAGTACTATAGAAAATCTGTTGTTATCAAAATGAGAAAACATTTGATGTTGATATGGATATAATCTAAATGGTACAAGACCTTTGTCAAGTGAAATAATTTTTAAATACGTTTCGCAAAAGTATGCAGGGTCTTTGCTACATTTAACGTATTCTTTGATTTCTTTCTTAGTAAAGTCATGTTGAACACCATCACGTTTAACATTTACGTTACCGAGATAAGTATCATTCTTCTGGTTCAACATCTATAATATTCTCTTTTTGTATTAATCTTTGCAATTCTGTAGTTGTACCCACAAAAAGATTATTAGTCGTTTGCCCTATTTGTTTGATATCTTCTTCGTTTTTTACTTTTTTTAATTTAGCATTAACGTCCATTAACTTGTCGTTAACATCTGCTATTTGTTTTACCATGTTACCAAATACTTCAAAAGCACGTGGGTGTTCTGACTCTCTAGCAACATCTGCCATTAAATCTAAAGTCTCTTTACTTTTTTCTATCAGTTCGTAGTATGTTTTTCGACTATACTCGTAATCGGCATCTATATTTTTATTATCTTCTTTTTCCATAATTACTCTCTAACCACCCTGTTATAATGTATTTATCTTCTTTTAAATCTGGATTTGCACGATGCGTGTGTGTAAAGTATGCAGGCCATATTACTAGTTTACCAGTTTCGGGTTTTACTGACAGTTTTTGGTGCATAAAATCAGTATACCCAGAATCAGTGTTATTTAAATAAACCATCCAAACACCGAATCTACGACTTGTTTTAAAAACATCACTTGGGCGAAGTACATCTAATTCAGAATGCCATTTAGTAAAACCACCACCCTTTTTACTTTTTTGAAGTTTATATCCAGTAATGTTGTAATTATTTGTGTTTCCTTTTATACTCCACTCTTTAAAATATTTTTCAACATGTTCATGAATAATAGAACTTAATTTTTTATAAAAAGGTTTAAATGAATGAAATACTCGGCAGTCATTAATAGATTCATCTATTCTATTTTTATTAGAAACATTTGAATAAAAACCCTCAGCATTATTATCTGATACTTTGTTTTCATACCAAGATATCATACCATCACAAACCTCTTTATCTAGAGTGTTCTTTTTTTCATAAATCATATATTACTTATATTATCAGAATCTACTGTATTAAATCCATAATCACTATCTGCACTTACATTTGCTGGTGTTGGTGTTATATTTTGTGTTTTGTAGTAATTACCACTGTCTGCGGCACTGTCGATAATAAACAAGTTATTACTAACTTCACGAATAATTTTGCTTGTACCTAGTGGTCCGTGAAAGTTTATTTTCATTTCAAAACTTAAAGTATACACAATAGTTCTTCTTTGTTCTATTGCACCTTCAAAGTCATCTGTAAAAGAAACACTTGTCAATGTAATTGGTACATCTTCACTTAATGCAATATTACTGAATGGTTTTACTGAGACAGTATATTGTGGTGTAAAGAATGGAAATATTTGTTCTACTATTTGTAATGCATCATCTTGAGATTTAGCATAAACATTTAAATCAAAGTTAATATTATATGGAGTTGCAGTGAATAACTTTTGTCTTGACACTGTTGAACCAGCAAGAACTTTATTTAAGTTGTTCATTTTATTTAACTGTCTTGTTTCATCGTATTGTATACCATTAATTTCAAAAGACATTCTTGGTAGTTTAATTGCAACAACTCGTTCATTTACCTCACCATTTGTCATTGCTTCTATTCTAGAAATAAAGTTTCTTTTTGGCGCATATGATAATGGTACTTTAACTTGC